AGCAGGAGATGACGCAACAACTTCAGCGAAAGGTGTCGCTTCATTTTCTTCTGATAATTTTGCTGTATCATCTGGCGCAGTAACAATTAAAACAGGTGGAGTAGAAAATGCAGAATTGGCCAATTCCTCAGTTAATTATGGTGGAGTAAGTTTATCTTTAGGTGCCTCAGATACCACACCAGCATTTAATCTATCTGATGCAACTTCTTATCCTGCTTCAGCTTTAACAGGAACGATTGGCAACTCTCAAGTTGCAACTGGTATAGATAGTGCCAAATTGGCTGATGGATCGGTGTCGAATACGGAATTCCAATATATTAATTCATTAAGTAGTAATGCTCAAACGCAATTAACTGGAAAATTAACTGCTTCAAATAATTTAAGTGATATTGGTACTGCCTCAACAGCAAGAACTAATTTAGGACTTGGCACAATATCCACACAGGCGAGTAGTAGTGTTTCAATATCGGGTGGCTCAATTACTGGAATAGGGGCCCCATCAAATAACTCAGATGTGGCAATAAAATCTTATGTGGATGAAGCGGTTGCGGGATTAAGAACAAGAATAATTGCCGAATGTGCCTCAACTGCCAATGTTAATTTATCAAATGGTTTAGAAGCAGGAGATACAATAGATGGCGTAACTTTGGTTGCAGGAGATCGTGTTTTAATTAAGGATCAAAGCACAGCAACAGAAAATGGTTTATATTTAGCCGTATCAAGTGGAGCCGCAAGTAGGGATCCAGAACATGATACAATCGCTGAATTATCTGGTGGTATGGTTGTTGTTAATCAAGGATCGGTTAATGATAATAAAATATTTTTGTGTACTACTGACTCCGATGGATCAATTGGCTCAACTAACATTACTTATACTGTTATTACACCGTCAAACACAGGCACAGTTACAAGTGTTGGTTTAACTCAATCTGGAACAGAATTTACAATCGGATCAACTCCAATAACATCAAGTGGAAATATTACTATTAATGTTAATAGAATAGCCGCAACAAAGATTGGCGCTAACACTAATGTTTCGGATACAGAATACGGTTATTTGGCAAATGTTTCAAGTGATATACAAACGCAAATAGACGCAAAAGCAACTCAAGGTTTCGCTACCGCTATGGCGATTGCCTTATAATTTAAAATAAAGAAAGGAAAATAACATGGCTCAAAATTTTAGACGCTATACAGAAAACAATGTCGGTACTAGTGCTGTTGATATTCCTGATGGCTCTAACTTTGATAGTTATGATGCTATTGTTGGAATTTCTTTAGCAAATGTTGGCACATCAGCAATCAATGTTGATTGTTATATTAATGATGGATCAAACGATATTTATTTAGTTAAATCAGCACCGATACCAACTGGCGGAGCATTACAGGTATTAGACGGAGGAGCAAAAATTGTAGTTCAGTCAGGAGATCGCCTCTATGTTAAATCAGATACAGCCAGTTCATTAGACGCATGGGTTAGTGTTGTAGATGCAATAAGCACATAAGGAGATAATTAATGCCCTATATTGGAAACACACCTGCTGATAAGTTTTTAACTTTAGCAAAACAAAGTTTTAGTACTTCAGCAACAACATCATACACTTTAGATAGTTCTATATCTTCAACACAAGACATAGCATTATTTATAAATAATGTTCGTCAAAGTCCAGTTGATGCTTATACTGTATCTGGCACAGCATTAACTCTAACTTCTGCAACAGCAGGAACAGATGAAATGTATTGTGTATATTTAGGAAAAACAGTAGGCACAGTTAATCCACCAAATGATTCGGTTGGATTAGATCAATTATCAGCAACAGGAACACCATCAAGTTCAAATTATCTTCGTGGAGATAATTCTTGGGCAAGTGCAGGAACTACAATAAATAACAATGCAGACAATAGAGTTATTACAGGTAGTGGCACAGCTAATACTTTAAATGGAGAAGCTGATTTAACTTTTGATTCTGGTAAATTACTTCATATAGGAACCAGAGCAGTTCCAGCAGCAAGTGGTACTACTCAAACATATCATACTAGATATGAGGGAGGTAATAATGGTGTTTTAGATATAGGTCGTGCTAGTGGGAGTTATTATGCTTGGATTCAAAATACCGATAAAAGTGATCTTTCAGTTAATTATCCTTTAGCTTTAAATGGTAATGGAGGTAAAGTTTGGATGGGTACAACGAGCCAACTAGACAGTGATTCCACATTACAAGTAAAATCAAACACCAATGGTGGTGAAGCTATAACAGCACAAGTTCACACAAACGGAAATAGTGTTATTAATTTTAATAATGCAAGTTCAAATGAAGCAGGATTTATAACAGTTCAAGCAAATGGCTCTGCTGTTGCATACAACACTTCATCAGATTACAGATTGAAAGAAAATGAAGTCGCTATATCAGATGGTATTACAAGACTTAAAACTTTAAAGCCTTACAAGTTTAATTTTAAAACTAAACCAGATGTAAAAGTAGATGGTTTCTTTGCACATGAAGTAACAGCAGTACCAGAGGCTATTACTGGAGAAAAAGATGGTGAAAAAATGCAAGGCATTGACCAATCTAAATTAGTTCCATTGCTTACTGCGGCATTACAAGAATCAATAACAAAAATAGAAACTTTAGAAACTAAAGTAACAGCATTGGAGAATAAATAATGGCAATAGATAAAATAGATGTAACAAAAGGAATTACTGGCAATCTTCCTGTTGCCAATTTAAACTCTGGTACTTCTGCATCTTCCAGTACATTTTGGAGAGGAGATGGAACTTGGGCGAGTGCTGGTGGAACTAATTCTGGTGCATTCCATGTATATAAAGCAACATTAAGTATGGCTAATGCAACTGACACATTAATTACTGGTTTCTCAGAAATTTTTGATTTAGATAGTTGGTTTGCTAGTGATAAGTACACACCACAAGAAGCAGGAAAATATGT